CTGGATCTGGAGTCGTTGTTGTAACGGGTGTTGGGCTCGGCTCTGGTGTAGGGGTTGGTGTAGGTGTGGGCGCAGGTGTAGGTGAAGGTTCTGGTGTTGGTGTGGGAGTTGGTGTAGGTGTAGGTTCTGGTGTTGGCGTTGGTGTTGGCGTTGGTGTTGGTGTAGGTTCTGGTGTTGGCGTTGGCGTTGGTGTAGGTTCTGGTGTTGGCGTTGGTGTTGGCGTTGGTGCTACATATGTAGCACCAGTAACAACATTTGAATTTGCAGAGTAAAGGGCAAATGTGTCGTTATCTGATCTAATATGAAATGACCATACTGTTCCTGCGGGGCGAAGGCCGTCTAGCAAGGAGTGATCAATTGTAATTGTTGTGTTTAAAGAATTTGGTCCGCCAACATTTCCAGTTGCGATTCCCCAGCCATTACACCCAGAGCAATTAAAACTTATAGCATATCTTTCTGGCTGTGTGTTGCCAGTATCGGGTGCTTCCCAAACCAAAACTGTTGATGTCTCATTGCTAGATATAGTTAAATTTCTTGGGGCTCCAATGGTTTTAACAACTGTTGGTGTCACAGATAAAGAGGCATTAGTAAATATAGTTCCGTAGCATCCAGCCCAGCCTAATCCGTCTGTTCCGCTTATTGTTATTGTTACATTTTCATTTGGAGATGTGGTAGTTAGCGAAAGGGTTTTATTAATACCACTGGTTGAATAGTTGCCTCCCGTTGAAATATTTTGATTAGAATCTTGAATCCTTATTGTAGACTGGGCTCCAGGAACATCTGATCTATTCCGAGCATTTACTGTAAAAACAACTGCAGATGGCTGAGATATTGTTACTACTTGAGTAACTGGCGTGTTAACATACGACATAACAAGTGCATCGTCATCCCAAGCGCCCATACTTGGACCACCATTGTCGCAGGAGGCATTATTGTTTGCTGAGCCAGTGATATTTGCTCCAGACCACCCGCCGCCAGTTGATGAAAAAGATCCGTTTATTAGTGTGTCTGCAGCATTAGCTTGGGAGGGACCAGAAAAAAGCCAACCCACTGAGAGTAGGAAGGCTGTAAATATTCTTAACTTCTTAGTCAACTAAGGGACCTCCAGGTAATGCAATATTTTTGCTTACCTGTTAATTATAGCAGAATGTTAGTTTAAACTACTTAGGATTATCGGTTTTATAAAAGCCATTACCCTTAAACTGTATGCCAAATGGCGTAAAGAATCTTATCATATTTGATTCGCATTCTACGCATGTGTATCCTGGATCATCATCTTTAATTGATCTATGCACTGACATTGTTGCATGTGCATCGTCATATGAACATTTGTATTCGTATACTGGCATTATTTTGCATTACTCGCTACGTGTGGTGTTAGTATGAGATTCGGACAATCCCATAAAGGGTGGTCTGCTGGAAGTGGGTCTGGATCAACCTGATCAATTGCAGCAAATATTCTATTTTTATGTAACTCTTCTACTAAGTCCATTGTATTTACAATGGGACCCTTGCTCATATTTATAAACAGAGATCCATCTTTCATTCTTGAAAACACATCTTTATTAAACATGTTTCGAGTTGAATCATTTAGCTCTGCTAATACTATAATTATATCAAATCTTTCTAGCATTGGGAAGAACTTATCTATAATTAATGAGCCCTCGCTACCAGTTCTTGAAAAATTAGTTACTTGCGCTCTTGGGGCAAATGATTTAATTGCCTGAATTCTTTTGCCTATATGGCCATTACCTATTACAGCTATCATTTTGCCATCTAGGCTTTGTTGCTGGCTAAATATCCATTTATGATTACGTTGATTTTCTAAATACATTGGTATACCTCTGTATGAAGCTATAGCAAGACCTATTGTGAACTCTGCTGTTAGCACCGCTGTGTCATGATTTCTTCCATCAAGACCACGATCTTCGTTTATATATCCCATTATTTTTTAGATTTAGCCCTAGCCTTAGCAAGAGCATCAAAATCTTTTACTTTAGTATCTCCTAGGTATCCCCAAGCATGCCCGTCCGTAATCATCTGCTCATTTATAGATATGGTTTGATCATCAATAAATAGCCATCCAAGTATTCTTCCATACTTTTCTGAGGAGTCCATCTTTTCAGTTTTTATCTTTACATTTTTTGCATCTTTTAATTTAGACTTAAGGTATTCTTTTGCCTCAAGACCTAACTTTTTTTCTGCCAAGTCTTTTGTTCTTGACTCTGGCGTATCAATACCAGCAAGCCTGACTCTTGATGCAAATAATATATCAAAACCAAGGTCGATGAGGACATCAATTGTGTCCCCATCAACTACGGCTTCTACCTTCTTAACGTAGTATTCGTACATTACTTCTTCTTAACTACGGCTTTCTTTACTGGGGCTGCCGCTTTTTTAACAACTGGCTTTCCAAATTTTGGTCTTCCAAATCCTACAATTCCTACGATCTGGCTTCTGCGAAGCTTTGATCCGTTCTTCTTTTTGTAAGCACGATTCTTAAGGCAACACTCTCCACCATTTCTTTGATCGCCCTTCTTATCTGAAGATGTATTTCCTTCTACAACATCTACTGTTCCGTCAGTATTGACTGCGACAACAATTCCCACATGAGAAATTCTATCGACGCCATCTGATGGGAAATCAAAATAGGCAATATCTCCTACTTCTGGTGTTGCTACTTCTGCCATCTGCCATGTACCTGCTTTAATAAATGCCTGTGCTCCCGCTGGTGTGTAAACCGTGTTAGGAATCTTTACGCCAGCCTGATCTGCCACCCACATACAGAAACTTCCGCACCATGGTTGAAAGTTTGATTTTGTAAACTTACCATACTTTGTTTCATTTTCTTTTGGACCCTCGATAGTGCCAACTTCTGCTAGTGCTACCTCTACTAATCTTGCTGCCGTACCCTGTTCTGCTGCCATTTTACTTCTCCTATTGTATATTTGGTATTAAAGTATTAGTATACCATTTAGTGCCTCCAGTTGGTTTCGAACCAACGACCCGCAGATTAAAAGTCTGCTGCTCTACCAGCTGAGCTATAGAAGCTTTGTGCCCCCCACTGGATTCGAACCAGTGCTGTATGGATTTTAAGTCCACTGCCTCTACCGCTGGGCTAGGGGGGCGACGCCCCCTCGGCACGATTCGAACGTGCGACGCAGGCCTTAGAAGAGCCTCGCTCTATCCTCTGAGCTACGAAGGGATTGTGCGACAGGTAGGACTCGAACCTACGATTACCGAATTATGAGTTCGGGGCTTTAACCAACTAAGCTACTGTCGCTAGTTTGTTAAGTATATAATATAAATTAGATTTGTCAATAGTTTTTTACTGCTGGGGTTCTGTCACCAGTTTGCAATCTATGGTTTATGTCATTAAAATCAAACATTGTAACTGCAGAATACTTTGTGCCAGAAATTACACTTTTTGCTTCATGAAGATACATAATATTAGATGGAAAAAATAATATATCACCAGCTTCTGGCCTATATGTATAGTTATCAAAATATGGGAAGGATAACTCTCCGCCCTCAAAATCATCATTAAAATATACAACACAAGAAACTACAGAAGAGTAAGATGGTCCGTGGTCTACATGTGATTTAAAATAAGCACCAGGTTCATATTTTATAAAATTAATTGATTCCATATAGTTTAATGGCGGTGTATTTACAAACTGTTCCATGTATTCATTTAAACATGCTACTATTGCATCTTTTGTCTCTTGCCATACAATCTCTAAATCTTTTTTATCTTCAGACATTAGCTTAAAGCTTAATTTATTTACCTTATGGTCTACACAATTTCTAACGCTGTGATCTTTTTTTCGAAACGAAACGGCCACATCGTTCCATTTAAATATTTCAGTTGGGTTAACTGATAGCAACTCTTCAAGTCTTTTTGGTATATCTTTAGGGTTAGGCATGGCATTTTTATATATGCGGAGTCCTAAAAATGGTTCAAGTATTTCCATTAATACCTTCCTTATTTGAATATTGATTTTCTACAATTTGCTGTACGTACTCGGAGAAATGTTTTCTAATACTGCCCATGGGTCTTGATCCGAAAGTCTCCCACAGCCTGTTGTACTCTATTATATTTTGTAGTGTTGTTGGGCATACGATTAGCCCATTGTATGTCTTCATTACGGTTGGCAAAGGCACATGCTTTGTGCAACACTTACACTGCCTTGCCATCTCTTGATATTCGCTCATAGTATTTGCATCCTGTCCATTGCTTCTCTCAAACCTTCAGGCATTCTTGGCGCCCTAATCATGTTATAAGATGTTGTGTCTGGGTCATCTTTGGCCCCAAAGTCATTATCATAGTTCATTGATTCGTATGTATGTATATTTATTTCTTGATTATTATCAAACCTTGTTCTACTAATTGAATTAAATATTGCTCCACACGTGGCATCCGCTAAATCCTTAGAGCCTTTTCTTGGGTGATCTACCTTGTCTCGCATAATTCTAAGCTGACATAGCTCGTCTATCAGCAGAGGTATGTGTGGCCCAATAAGCCTTTCTTCCGCTACAATCATTGCCATGTCGTCATAGTGTTTTTTAGCGACAGATAGAATCTCTGTATTGATGCCATATTGTTTTAGTTGTTGCATCATATCATGAGAGTTCCATCTGTCAAAGGTACAAATTGCTATATTAAATCCTCTTGTTTTTAATGAAAGAATATAGTCTTTTACTTCTGTAAAGTCAACTGATTTATCTGGTGTTGGCGTCCAATATCTGACTGCGTCAACCTCTACAATGGGTGCAGGTTGCGAATAAGTGTCTGTCACCTTTACGTTAACCCATTTATTAACATGCGCCATTGTTACAGCACAATGGTCGTGCTTTTGCGCTAGGTCTACGTGTATATAATATTTTTTATCTGGGTCTGGGAGAAACCATTCTTCAAGCCTTCCAAAATTATCTACAGCTAATTGGCCTACATTAAATGCCTTCTCTACTTTTTCCCTTGACTTAAAAAATGCATCTACTGCGTCAGGCGGCATGCAAGCAAATCTTGAAAGGGCATCAGTCGGATTTGTATAAAATGCTGTTTTAAAATCGTCAATTTTTCTTACTGGGTTTATCTCCCACGTAGGTCTTTTAATAGCATAAACTTTAGGGATCTTATAAGATATTATATGATCTTCTTCCCACTGTATTTCAAATTCATTTCCACTTGTTCCGTCTGGCATCTCTTCGTACATCTTAAATTTATGATCTCTGATTACAGTTTCTTTTTCTCCTACAACCGCATCATATCTTTGCTGTATGTAATCATTCTTAAATCTAGGGAATGAAAGAAGAATAACTTTGCCAAAGTCTGGAAAACGAGAGTCTACCGATGCCCTATACATATCATACACAGCACTACCTGTTTTTGCTTGATCGTGACCAGTTGTATTATCAATTGCAAAGCCAGAAATTTCATCCAGAATAACAACGATAACGTTATATCCTTCCCAAGCCTCTCTTTCTGAGTGGCCAGAGTGAACCGTTATAGCCTTGTTAAACTGGATTTCAGATGCTTTGGAATAGTACTTGCCAACAAACCATGGGGACTTGTCTATGCGACTCCTGAAGCCCTTAAAAAATACGTTAGTTGCTTGCTGGGAGTTGATTGCAATATTAATAATGTCAATAGAGTCACCAGGTGGCTTTCCGTAATATGTCGCTGGATCTTTTAAGCATAATAGCAAGTAAACTATATACGCTACGGCAATTGTAGAGCAATAATCTTTTCCAGAACCTTTTCCCAATTGAGCTACAACTTCATTGGCAGTTTGTTTAAATCTTATATGACCTTCATCTTCACCAAATAATTTTTTTAAAGTAGACTCTTTATATATCTGAGAACTTTTTTCAATTAATATGTATTGATATTCTGAAAGCGGTGGTAAACCTAGATACTTAGGGTCATTTACAAACGTACGAAGGTCTACTGGCTTTTCTTCAAACTCTTCGCCATCTAAAATGTCAATTAAATCTGAAAAATCAAACGACATCAGCATCCTCAATTATTACTGCTTCAACTATGCCAGTAATTTGAGAAAGTCTTTTTGCCACTTCCATTTTGCACTTAGGGCAAGATGCGGTTGTTTCCTTTAATATTCCTACCAGAATTTCTTGCTTGCGTTCTGTTTCTGCAATTTGAGAAGCTATCTGAGTATTTTCTAAAACACCAACTGATTGAAGCATTGCTATTCTTTTAGTCTCTATGTCTGCTATCAGCTTTAGGGCAGCCGCCTTAACGCTAAGCTGGCCCTGCGTATCTGCGTCTTCCACAGTCTTCCAGGCCTCTTTAATAAGCATTGCGTAGTGTTGGTCTGCACCAGATATTGCTTCTCTGGCACGGTCACGAATGTTGCTGTCATTATGAACAACACCCTTCCACTCATCAATAAACTCTAAAACTTCTTTTCTGGAAAAGCCAGTTGATGTGGCTATCTGTGTTGCTGAATTACCTTTTAAAAGCTCTTCTACAACCTTGTTCATACGGTCAAAGTGAACCGCTGGCTCTATTTCATTCATAATTAAATTATACCATGTTTTAGTTGACTAGGACTTATTGGCTATTTTAAGAAGAATTAAATATCCTATTAAATCATCAATATCATTATCGCCAGGAAATGCTTTATCGTTTTGAATTCTATTTAATTTATCATCAATTCGGACACGAATCTGTTCTGTTGAATCCGCCTTGGAAAATATGCGAATTGGATCTAGTGCTGAGTTTCCGTATGAGATATTTTTCTTTATAAGCATCTCTGAAATCTCTAAACACTCTCTAATGATCTTGTGGCCAGAAGGAGCATCTGTTGCAATTAACTGAAGGTCTGTTATCCAAGCCTGATATCCGCCATCTTTATTTGGGTACTCGCTCATTTTTTTCTCAACAATCCAAACTCTTGTAAATATCTCTGTATAGTCATAGCAGAGACCCCGCACTCTTTACCTATTTCCGTAACTGTTTTCTTTTGAACTATGTATCTTCTGTATAGCCAATCTTTGCTTTGATAAAGTTTCATCGCTTAGTAAGCACCTGGTTACTATAGTGTGCAATTCCAAAGCTATCTGCAACATCAAAATCTATAATTTCTAAACCGTATTTTTTATTAAAATAATCAGCAGTTCTTTGCTTTCTCATATTTCTTAACTGATTTTTATACCAAGATTCAGCATACCCTGGGTTAGCCAACCTTATTGCAGACTTCTCATCTTTTGTAGGGTTTTTGTTGCCAATGTACGCCTGCCACGAGGATGGGCTAATAGTAATAACCTTAGCACCAGTAGACATAAGCTCAGCAATAACAACTCCATAGACATAAGACAATTTTATCACAGCATCTGGTGATCTGACAAGTATTGCACCCTCTACGGCAATATAATCACTCTTTAATTCATCTAGCATCATTGCCATTTTGTTTTTTGCATCATAAATTTTTTCATATATATCTTCGCCAACAAGATTTATCTTTCCCCACTTTAGGGGAATATCGTCTTCCATTAAACAAAAGGCTATAGAGTTGGTTGAGGCATCTATCCCTAAAACCCTATTTGCTTTTGTCTTTATGAGGCTAGCTAATTTCATCTACTATTCCTTGTAATAATTTCTTTGATTTAGAATTTGATTTCTTTAAACAGGAAGAGCAAGATTCATCTGAGTTGTATCTGCTAAGCTGAGATTTACATGTTTTACATAACCTGACTGCACCCTTTTTGATAGCTTTTTTTTCATAATACTTTTCCATGATTCTTTTATTTGTTGCAACCCTGCAACACTCATCTGTACAATATTTTTGATTATGGGTTTTCCCAATAAAATCTTTAGCGCATTCCGTATTAGCACAAATCATATCTTAGGAACCTTATATAAGTCTATTTCTACTGTGCCCACTGGACCAGACTTGTCATAGCATGCCTTTTTAACTGGGCAATAAGTACAGGGCATCTTTGACTTAGTTGATCCTGATGGCCTTACTGGTAGGTCTCCATTTTGAAAGTTATCCCAGACTTGCTCCATCCAAGAAAATGCCTCTTCGATTATTGCTTTATTCTTATCATTCATTGAAATAGGAATAATTAATATCTCTTGGGTGTTTTTGTTTTCATACAGAAAGAATCCTTCTTTAGCATTCTTTAATTTCATATAGGTTAATAGCTGAAGCATATGGTTTGCTGACGACTTCATCTCTGACTGCCTAGTATCCCATACCTCTTGCTTTGCCGTCTTGATTTCACCAATCACAGTTTCGCCATCATACTCCATAATAAGATCTATAAAACCTCTAATTGGAGGATATTCATTAATAATCTCTTCTTCTTCAGCTTTCCATTCTGGCATAGTCTTGATTAGCTTTTGCAGTCTCTCGTGAGCTTGTGTTCCTTGAGCCATATTGGCAACAGCTACAGCATCATTATCATCAATAAAGACTGCGCCAGAAAACGCCATGTACCAATATCTTGGACAAGTTCCATGACCGTATCCAAGTGAACTTGGGCTAAATGATTTCTTTGTCATCTCGCCGTCTGCTCTTTTTGTATTTCGATAGGATTCATCTAGCAGGGCAGCAAATTTTTCTGGGTCAAAAAACTTTCCAGTGTGTTTTTTAAACTTAAGATTCTTTACAATATCTCTGGCCATTTATGAGTTATACCTAACGACATACTTAAGTGCATCTACAAGCTTGTCTATGGACTCTTTTACTGAATAATATACATTCTTTTTATTGTTATTTACGGTACCAGCTTTGTCTTTAGCAATAGTAGAGTAAACAGAAGACATTACTGCAAACTTAGTAGACATTGCTTGCAGTTCCATAATAAGAATAGGGGCTTTTGCTGATGGAACATCTGGTGTCATCAATAGCTTTACAACAATAGCCAATGCTTTGTCTAGGTGCTCATCTTGCATGTATTCGTGCAGATCATTGAACTCTGTTATATCACTAATTAATTGAAGTGTGTTCTTATCTTCCGCCATTTTTAATCCTCTTATCTAATTTGTCTATGAACAACCCCATAGGGTATCCAATTAAAAATCCTACTGCAATCCCGCAAAGGAAAAACATTTCCATTAGATGAACCTCTGAACTATTCCGAAACCAATCCAAAGACCAACTATTCCCATCAGTCCTGCGAATACAGGAGGTGCTGGAATTGGTAGTTTAAGAATACTAAATATTGCACCTACCGCAGTGCCAGTTAATGTTGTTAAAAAAATTTCTTTAATCATGATTGTCCTCCCAGAATTGCATTAGTTCTTCTAATACAGTCCATTCAATAATTCCAAGTCGTACCTTGGAATCTTTACCTATAATAATCTTTAATGCTGGATGCATATCTCTGCTTACTTTAAATGTATCAGTGCATATCTTTGCCCAGATGTCTTTATTTAAAGTGAATGATGATCCTGCTTCTTTATAATCAACAAGGAACTGTTTCCATTGAGCGTCACCCTTTTGATAATCTCCACGCCCACTGTTTTTTTGAGCCTTAGCCCCATCCCTTTTGACTTCTGATCTTTCTGACATCAGCCAACACTATACCTTGTCTCATGCCCATCCTTACATTTCCAGTACATCTCCATGGAATTTGTGTTGAATTCATATGACTCAACATATAAATCACACTTTGAGCAAGGCCTCATCTGTTTTATTATTTGAATATTTTCATCAAGAATATTTTCTTCAACATTAATATTTTTTAAAAATTCATTAAGATTTGGCATCAATGTCCTTAATTAGCTGATCAACAACCTTTGGATTATCTTTTAAGTATGTGACAGCTTTTGCACGACCCTGTAATCTTTCTCCATTTATAGTGTACCAAGCGCCGCCCTTTTCTATAGCGCCAACCATTTCTGCGACATCCAGAGTCTCTCCAACAAGATCAACTCCTAGAGATTCTCCTTGGTAGTAGAAATCGTATTGTCCAGATAAGTTAGGGGGGCCGAGCTTGTTGTAATCAATAATCCAATTGACTGGTCTGCCAACTCTTTGTTCAATAATCTTGTCACCAACCTTAACGCCTGCTTTGATAGCATTAGCTTCAGCCTCAGAAGACCAAAGCTTAATGACGGTGGAAGAGAAGAACTTGACTGCCATTCCTCCTGTCGGTATGTGGGAGGCATGCATAGATCCAAACTGATTTCTTTGTTGTGAGATGAGTACCAATAGTGTGTTCTTGTTTGCATAGTTTAACATCTTGACTGCGTGAGTCATATCCTTTGCTTCAGCGCCGATTTGCTTTGTGTCTTGCAAATCTTTCATTTCATTACCATCTTTTTCAAAATAAATAGCTGGTAGTAATGCTGATATAGAATCAACTACAATAATATCAACACCCGCATCCATTAGCTTGGTAGCAACATCGACCATATCATTAACTGTTTTAGCTGGTGAGTAGATAAGGGAAGACGAATCTACTCCAAGCATCTCTGCCCAAGCCTGATCGTAGGATGCTTCAGCATCAATCCATGCACAAGTCTTACCTTCTTTTTGTGCAATCGCAATCATCTGTAAACAGAATGAAGATTTTCCCGCTGACTTATTGCCCCAAACAAGAACCTGTCTTCCGTAGCCAAGCCCACCTTTTAAGGCCATGTTAAGGCCAATGCTTGGTGTCTTTTGCTTTTCTACTTTTACGTCTTGTGCTGCTTTAACTCTTGCTCTTGTTTTTGGATCTAGTGCTGCTAGGATATCGTCTATCGCTATAGTCATTTATTCTCTTTCTTTTATACAATTATATCATTAAAATAAATTGCCGTGAAGCTTTGCTCTATCCTTATTTATTTCCATTTTTTTAAATAGAATTTCATCTAAGCTATGTTCTACAAATCCACCATTACGCATTGATGCATACAAATCAAGAGTTCTAATTAATATATCAACCATCTCTTCTACAATTTCTTCAGACCCTTTATTCTTTCTCATAGCTTCAAGAACTTCAGTGACCTCAGAGTGTATCAATGCTAATTTGTTTCCAAATACATCAAAGTTTTTTGGCTTATCCCAAAAACCTTTTTCAATTGCAGTCTCGTGCAATAATGCTGCAAGTACGTCTAGCCCATAGTCTGTGACTAGTACCATCTCGCCTTTACTCGAAGTCTGTAATGAGCTGGTCGTTATTGAACCCTGATTCATTTTTTCCTTTTAGCGTAAATGTAAATGTCTGATCATCTGAATTGTAATCGACCTTAAGTTCTTGGTCATCTGTTGCAGCATTCATAAATAAATCTGTGGACACTGTGATTGTGCCAAGCGTCTCTAGTGCCGCAATTAAAATCTTTGGTACGCTAAGGGCACCAAATATATCCTCTGCTGTACTCACTTTAATGTCTTCTGTCATTTTATCTCCTTGATATTTAGCGTTCCGTCATCTAGTTTAGCTAACGTCACCTTGCATTTCATTCCTTCTCGCATTTTTGCTAAAGTCATTTTATACATTGCTGGGAAAGCAATTGCTCTTGTTAACTTTTTGTCTCTGTCCGATAAGACGATGTGGCTCATTTGCTTCCCAGCCTTGGTTGTGTAAGGTGTAAAGTTTACCACAATGTACTCGTCTTTTTCAAGATCATACGTTTTTCTGTACAGATAATCAACAAATAGGTCACTAGAGTCTGGGCTTATATCGGACACCTTTATATACCTAGCTATTCTGTTGTCTCCAACTAGAATAAAATACATCTGTCCTGCTTCAATTTGTGTTTGCTCAGTATGGAATAAACCAACAGAACCAGTCTCATCAACTAGCTCAACTCTAGCCCACCCATTTCCACGCTTGATGGACTTAACCATTCCAAACATTACAAATGAACCAAGATCGTCAAACTCTTCAATTGGTCTTGCCTGAGCTTTAATCCTTGGAGGAATTCCTTCAAGATTAAATGTTGGAATACCTAAGTATTCATAGTAATTGTCTTTTTCATTTCCTTGCCTTTTGTTATCAGTAAACGCAGCACCGCCGATGGAGTTAAGAGCAGCAATAGCACGGCTATTAATGCCAGAACCCTTTTTCGATGCCTTATCAATAAAGTCAGCATAGTCACTGAACGGTCTTCTTTCTATTATCTTGTTTGCAATACTGTCTGAAATAAACTTTACTTCAGCCAATCCAAATCTAATTGCATTATCTTGTAAAGAAAAATAAACCTGGGACTCATTGATATGAGGTAGTAGTACTTTTAGCCCAAGTCTTTTTGACTCAATTAAATATTCTGTTCTTGCGTCTTTATCATTTTCATTTTTAAGAATTGAAAACATGAACTCAAGCGGATAATAAAACTTAAGCCAAGCAGTATAATAACTAAGCATAGAGTAAGCAACAGCATGGGAACGGTTAAAAGAATAACCAGCATGCGCTTCAAAATCATGCCATAGCGCTTCGGCTTTTTTCTTAGTAATGTGTTCTGAAGCCCCAGCAATAAACTTATCTTTGAACTGGTCAAACTCTTTTGCATCCTTTTTCTTTCCAATAATCTTGCGGACCTTATCAGCCTCTGCCCAAGTCATACCGCCCAAGTGTACGCATGCCTGCATAACTTGCTCTTGATATATAATAACACCATATGTATTCTCGGTAAAAGGCTTCATAATTGTGTGCATGTAGTCCACAGCTTCGTTGCCATTCTTGCGACTAATGTAGGCTGCACCCACTGTATTCATTGCGCCAGGGCGCACAAGTGCATTAGAAGCAGCAAGATCTTCAAACTTATCTATACCCATCTTAATCAAAAGGTTTGTATAGGGCGTTGCTTCTGCCTGGAATACACCCTTTGTATACCCGTCGTTCAACATCTTGTAAACATTAGCATCGTCCATAGTCATTTCAGAAAGATTAATTGTTTTGCCGTGTCTATCTTTAATTGATTTAAGGGTATCAGAGATCACAGATAAAGTCTTAAGACCTAGTGCATCTAGCTTAATAAGACCTATATCTGCAACCGTATCCATATCGTATGCGACGACTGGAATTCTTCCTGATACTTTATCTTGAGAGTCTTCACGAGATTCAACTGGTGCAAACTTTCTTAGATCATCCTTTGCAACAACTACGCCAGCGGCGTGTACACCAACTGATCTGATTCTTCCACGAAGTCTATCGGCAAGCCAAACAACTTCTGGGTAACGCATTCTAAATTCTTTTGTATTAGGGGAATCAATAAAGTCCTCAAAGGTATCTACTGACTTTAGTGCACGGTTAACTTCTTGAAGGGGAACCATGAAAACACGAGAAGCATCTCTAACTACACCTTTGTCTTTAAAGTATGTATAGGTAGAGATAGAGGCAACGTGCTTAAACTTCTTCTTTAAATAATCTTTAACTTCTTTGCGACGGCGGTCTTCAAAGTCTGTATCAATATCTGGAAAGTCATTGCGCTCTTCATTAATAAATCTAAAGAACAATAGGTCATATTTAATTGGGTCAACATCAGTAATCCCTAATGTATAACAAACTAAAGATCCAGCGGCAGAGCCACGACCTGGACCAACCATAATGTTATTTTCTTTAGCCCAATTAATCATATCCCCAACAACAAGAAAGTACGAAGCAAAATTCTTCTTGGCAATAATCCCAAGTTCTTCGTTAAGCCTGTCCATATAAATAGGGTCTGAAGCCTTCTGAAGCCTCTGTAAGCCCTTTTCAGCCAGCTCCCTTAGTCTTTCATCGGCATCTGTCTTTGGGACTGGCAGGAGGTCTAGGCCCTGATAGAAGTCATAGTCTCCAACCTTATCTGCAATTTCCATTGTATTCTCATATATGTCTGTTCGATTAATCCCAGCTTTATTAAAGTCTGCCTCTATTTCGGAACGGCTTTGAATAAACAAATTCATATCTTGGAATGAAATTCTACGGTCAGGATAAAGATAGTTAAATCTATCTAACATGTCTTTCATATTTCTGGACATATCGAAGTCCATATCTTTATCAGCCTTTGGAGATGTTGATAGAATGAGTAATGCTTCTTCTAATATTCTATCTTCTTCTTTAGCAAAGTGGGCATCTCCTGTTGCCACCGCTTTAATTTCAAGCTTGTCTGCTAATTCTAGAAGGGCGGAGTTGATCTCCATAGGGTTATGTGATTGCACTTCCACATAAAAATCTTGTCCGAAAGTTTGTTTAAAGCCTTTGAGAAGAAGTTCTGCTTCCTCCATGTTACCTTTATCGATAGCCTTACTAATGAGTCCATTAAGACATCCGCTGAGAACGATAATACCTTCGCTATAATCATTTAAAACCTCTCTATCAATACGTGGCTTATGATAAAAGCCTTCGTTCCAAGCAAGTTCTTGTAGAATATTTATATTCTCCAGCCCCTTTTTATTTTTCGCTAGCAGAATAATATGGTTGTAGGCCTGAATAGACTTGTCTGTTTTAGAAGATCTGTCAAACCTATCGGTTGGAGAAATGTACGCCTCAACACCAAGAATTGGCTTAATGCCAGTTTCCTTTGCGGCAATCTGCATATCTCTGTGTGAAGAGAGAGTACCATGGTCTGTAATTGCAATCGCAGTTTGCCCAGCATCTAACGCTGCTTGGCATAATTCTTTAGGTGAATTTAGTCCATCCATTAATGAATAATAGGAGTGAACATGTAGGTGTGTAAAGCTCATTAGTATCCGCCTGTGCATTCATTTCTAGTGTGATATAACCTAATTTTAGTTAATATCTTTTTTGTTGGTGCATATAAATCTTCTTTACAGCATCCACATTTCATATGCCATTCTCTAGCAAAGAAATCGTATACTGCACCTACATAATTTTTATACTTATTTGAAACAAATGTCTCAAATGGATCTGGTATCTCGTAGGTAATCATGTTGTCATTCTACTAAATAACACAGGGGCAGTCAATAGACTGCCCCTGCTATTTAATTATTTACCAGTCTAAGTTGCTGCTTGTGGCTGAAGGCTCATCTGCATGAGTACTTTCTCCAGCAAAGAAAGCTTCTTGTTCTGTGTAAGGCATGTCACGAACTGCTGCAGTTTCAAGTTCAAACAGCTCTAACCCTGAAGCATCAAACGGTGCTTCATCTTTTGCCAAAGGAATGATTGTGTAACTTGTATCTGTTTTTGTTCCAGAACGCTTAACACGCCACATCAGATTAGTGATGCTTCCCATTTCGCCAGCATATTCAATTAGTGTTGGAGTAATTGTTTTACCACTTGACCCCTGAGAAAGAATAGCCACGTATGGATCTTCCTTGCCATCGTCAACAAGAACATTAATGTAAAGTCGTGAACGACCCTTCCATCCCGCCTTGTAATCTTTACGGTGTTGCTCACATCCGTAGCACTTGCCTTGGTCTTCCATTGTGCAAAGACCCTTACGGCGATAATCTTTTGGATTTGTGTGCTCTACAGCAATAAATCCAAGACCAGCCTTTTCGTTGTATGTTGGTGAGTCTGGATCTAGTTCCTGCAAGAAACGAATCTTTACGCTTTCTGCATCCTCTAGCTTTACCCAGCGACCTTTTGTTCCTTCGCCACCACTTGATTGTGGTTTGTCCATAACTTTATTAAGATCTTTTAGACCTTTTACTATTCCCATATGTTTCTCCTTTGTAGTTGATGGTATAAATCCATCTGTTTATTATTTTTGATGGGTCCAAGATTGATATTCAATATTGGAAACTGCGTTTTTAATACAGGCTTTAATTTCCTCTTCGGTCATATCACCAGCATCTTTTGCATCATGTGGATATATCTTACCATATTCATACGAAGCCCACAAGAGGTCTTTATTGTTTAATCTAGAGACTATGCTGTTGGCAAGCTCACGCCCAGCGTGGTCCGCATCAGTCATTAGAGTAACCTTATTAAAATATCTATTTATTAATGCCAAGTTTTCTGTGGATATATGGCCACCAAGCGTTGCAATAACATTGGGGAATCCAGCCTGATGCACACGGATTGCATCAAAGCTAGACTCTACAATAATAACATTGTCACCTATTTTTTTAGCACGGTGAATGTTAAACATAGTTTTACTTCTTGGTAGATTGGTGCTGTTCTTAAATTTCTTTTCTGATATTGATCTTCCAACAATACCAACTGCAAGGCCGTCTGGGCTGTGTACTGGAACTGTAACCATGTCCTGCTTTGGGGAATAGCCTAAAGAAAAGTGCGCCATCGAAGACATATCAATGCCCCTAGACTTAAAATAATTTTGTGCTTCTGGGCTGGCAACTAGGTCGTTATATAAATTCTTTAGTATCTCTTCTGGGAACTCTACGAAGTCTGGCTTGTCTTCTAGCATATCGTTTAGCAGATCATCAAAGTTTTCTAGTGTCTCTGCCTCTTTTGAATAGACGTATCTCATAGCTTCAAAATCATTCTTATGTAAAACTCTTTTAACTATCTCTATCAGTGATCCAGTTTCACCACATGATGGATTAAAGCATAACCATGCGCCAGTTGTTTTACTTATGCTGCAGCTAGCACTATGTCTATTGGAATGAAATGGGCAGTAGAAAGAGATCTCTATATCTGTTTCACCCGCTACCTGTAAGCCAAGGCTTTTTACAATTGCCTTTATATGCTGCTTAGAGTATTGCGTGGTATCAGCTTTCCTTGCGTAATTGCTTCGTGATGCCATGCCGTCTTCTTTCCTACATAAGTGCCATAGAGTGTCATTAAGAACATCCATGTCGTGCCATCAAATTCTACCGAAAAGTTAGTGTCTATGTCAAGTACCCTAAGATACCCTTTGTCTCTCATCTGGTGCGTAAGCATACTTTCATATTGATACTTAATGCGAACCATATCAGAGTCATCTAAAAATTCAACTCTAACCTGGAATCTTTTTATCGGTTTGTGATTCATTATTTTGGAACGGATTCTCATAAATCTCTTTGACGATACCCCTGTTGATATCCCAATCTAAGTATAAACCAAATTCATGTCCATGTCGATTCTTACGTGATACAATCTCAATCATATTTGTTCCTGGATATCTGTGGACTGCCATCGCCATATCAGCATCATATTCAATAGCCTTTGACCAAGCTACCTGAGACATCATGGGTGGATTATCTTGATCTGAAACATCGTCTGCAGTTGCTGCGGTAATATCAATAATAGGAATATTGTTTGATACTGCAAGCATCTTAAATTCACGGGAAACATTTCGGTTTCTTTCAACTTCAGAGTTGCTTCGCTTGTTGTCATTAAATAGCTGGTGGTAATCAAGGATAACCAAGTCTGGCTTGTGCTGGTCGATCTTCCCTTGAATAGTTGCTGGAGTTACCTCAGTGTTACCCTCATTTGAAATAAGGATAAAGCTATTCTTGTCAGCAAATTTCTTTGTTGACCATGAGCGGAAGTCATCAATGTTAATGTCTCCCCTTGAAAAATCAGAAGCCTTAAATAATCCAGAGCCAAGCATTGTATAAATACGATCACGCATATTCTCTGGTGACATTTCAAGGGATACAATCATAGGCTTAAACCCTTGCTCCCACGCTTTACAGGCAAGGTAGGATGTAAACCACGTCTTACCACGCCCTGGCCAGCCGATAGCGACGATAAGGTGGCCTGGAGCCATACCTGTTGGGTATGCCAAATCTATAGCCTCAAAACCAGTCTTGATGCCTGGAGAACCACCCATCTCTGCAGAGCGTACCTTAAGCAATTCCATATATCTAATTGCTGCATCTGCATCCGTGATGTCTAGATCTCGAACATTGTTTGTGAACCTGCTGAGGCCAGCTAATTGAGACTGCATGTTCTCAAGAACTCTTGAGGCAGCATCTTCTTTAAGCGATGATCCAGCACGGAGAATAATAGTCTTAAGTTTGTTTGAAATAAATTCATTCTTAAGTGTGTCTAGGTAGTATCCTGTCTGGCCTTTAACATCTACTGGCTCAAAGTCTTTAAACTTTTCTTGAAGAATTCCTGCTTCTGGAACGGCTTTAAACTTATAGTAGTATGACTTTAGACCGTCCCAAATATCTTTATGTGATGTAAATAGATCATCTACGTTATCCGCAAGGAGTGTACTAATGTCTTTATTTTTGCATACCGCTGAGATTAACTCTGCTTCTGTATTCACTCTAGTCCGCCTTGCTCTACCATCTTCTTCGTTTCCTCTAGTAACAAACGACGCTTTGCCTTATCCTTTTCAATCTCAGTCCTGACTGTATCCATCTTGTCAAAGTTGTATAAAAAGAACTGGATAGTATGTCCGTGCTTTGTTAGATTGAAATAGTATTCAAGCAACTCTTTAGCACGATCAAATCCTACACTATCAATCACATCTTGCATAGCCCATTTTTCACGGAACTTGTTTATTGATGGGGCCTTACCATACTTCTCTTTGTAAAGGTTTTGATAGAGAGAGAGAAGGATATATGGCTCTTTGCTATTTGCCACGCTTTAGCTCTTCCTCAACCTCTTCTGTTTTTTGAATTAGTTTGTTCTCAACAAAAGTATATACTCGCTCTGTTGCAGCTTCTACTGTCTCGCCTTGCCTTACATCATCTTCAATGCCTACACCAATCTTAATGCTTTCATAGTTACCAAGATTTCTAGTAAAGGACAAATCTACTTTTACTCTCGTTGTCATTTGTGCTCCTTCTTTATGTGGTTGGATAATGTTATGTGTGCAAAATCGGATCTTACTTCAAGCTCTTTATTACAGGTTGGGCAAATAACTATTCGGCTACTTGCCATCCTTATCACCTTTAGCCTTAATAATTAATACTGGGCCGTTCAATGAATTCCAGTATTCAACTTCTGCTTCACGCTTGCGTTTTTTTGCAGCGCCTGTCTCAAGTGTATAACGTGCCATTTCAGCCATTACTCCGCCTTCCATACTGGGACAAACTTTCCGTCTTCTGTCTTAGTATACAATACTAAGTTGTTTTTGAGAAGGGCTTGAACCTCTGCCTTTGAAGGAATCTCTTTTGAGTGTCCTGAATCTAATATGTGTTGGTGTATATCTAATATGTTCTTTTGATTAAACATATACTGAGACCAATTTTCGCTATCTGGTTGTCCTATTGGATATATCTTTTGAGGGGTAGCAACCTTTTCATTTAATATATATTCTTGTATAGTTACCCTATGCTTGTTAAGCATAGAGGCAACTTCTACAACAGTATAAGCAGTCTCCATATTCTTTTTAACCTGGGAATATGAATACATAACTCTCTTCTTGTCTGGGTAACACCAAGCAATCATTTCATCCTTTGATCTGGATGCTTTTAAAACCTTATGTATCTTATCGTTTAAGAAGAAATACCGTAAGCTTTTTGATTTGCCGTCTCTTTTGATTCCAGCCATTTTCCGAAAGCACTCGTTTCTTTATTGCACATCCAGCGTTTGCCGCACATGATACAGAATAATTCCATATGTAGTTTTTGTGAGAATACTCTGTCTACAAAAACTCGTCCATTACATTTTCCGCACCACATTATAAGGTAAACAACTTCCCGTCAACGACACATGAATAGTCAGGAGCCACGTGGATCATCTGAATATGTGGGTAATCATTAACAATGTGAGCAATTGCAAATCCCTTTTGCCAATCGTGATGCTGCATGTATTTCATTCCTGGACCCTTTTCATCACACATGTGGCCAAGCTCATAGCCTCGAAGTGTTTCTCCTTCTCCGCCGTTTCTTAATTCATAAGTGACTAGGTGTGATGCAATTCTGTGAGAGTGGCCTCTAATTAAAGATACTTGCAGGTCTTCCATATCTTTTCGAACTGAGCCTGTTGCTGCAATTGAAAGGCCGTGGTGTACGTGAATGTCTCCAAATCTGCGCTTTGGCAATTCGTTATAATGAATGTATTCATATCCTAATGAATCAAGTCCCCATAAAGCTTCTGGAGTTACTTCGTTTATATAGTCTGGCAATTTTGCATCTACATAATTAAAAATTCTAACATCGTGATTACCAAGCGCTGAAAATAGCTGCGCTTCTGGGAGCATGTCTCTTGTCTTCGCATAAAAGTCTCTTGCGCCCTTTGCTTCGTGACGCATCATTGGAACAATAAGATCACGGCTATCTGTCTTGTGCAGATTTAAAAACTCTGCTGATCGACCTTCTGTGTACTTGCTATAGCATGCTTGATCATCTGTATCGCCAAGGTAGTCAACGACATCTGGCTTAAACCACTTCATTACTTTAAACCAAAGCGCAATCATCTTATCGTCTTGATATGGGAATTGCTGGTCGGATGAAATCATCCACTTTAAATCGTTGCTCATTGTCTACCTTAATATGTAAAAAAGTCACGGGTACGTGACTTTGATGTTACAGTAATTGTAACATATTGGTGATGGCTGTCAATAGGTTAAGCGGCTGCTGGTGTTCCAGTAGCAAATACAACTACTTTGATATTTGATTTAGTTGCTGATCTAAATAAAACAAATGCTGCGGTGGTTGTTACCTTGGAAACCTGTGTAAATATTTGAGACTGTGCGAATGATGGCTGGCTAATACCCTCAATATAAAATTGAACCCATACTGTTGGCGCTGAAGCCCACTTTTGTTTGCCAAATTTAAATTCTTTTGGTTTGGGTGTACCTGATTCTACAGTGATTGGAACAGGGCCAGAATTCCACAGCATGGTTGTAATTTGATCTTTCTTTCCTTCTTCTTGAGCATTTTCCAATATAATGCTTTGTGCTGTGCTTTTTGCTTCTATTGCTCCTAGATCTATAATAAGATTGTTAATGATCTCTGCTGTTACTGGATCTCCAGGAGTTATAGCTCTTGATTTTATTGCCATTCTTTACTCCTTTGGCTGTTCCGCTGGAACTTCCTGTGATTTATTTGCTTCAGCAAGCTGTGTTATTTCTGCACGAAGAATTGCTATGTGTGTCTCATATTGTGAGACAATCTCTCCGATGCGCTGTTGCAAAGCCTGTATTACTAGTTCTAATTTTTCCATTATATCTCCTTGATAGATTTACAGTATACCATTATGGTGTATTGTTGTCTAGTTCATGCAAGGAATTATATGACTCAGTTGTCATATCTGCATCTTTAATGCCCCTATGTCTTGCATAAGATTCTTTTAGTGGTGATTCGCAATCTGGGCATGTTGCATAGGCCCACGAACTATCTAATGAAGCAGCGTAAAGCTCTTTGTCATCTATACATACAGAACAAAAAAACTTAAACATTATTTCCCTCTAATTCTAATAGTTTTGCTTCAAGCAAGTCAACTTGAGCTTTCAAATCTCTAACTACTGGTATTAATAAAAATGCCATATTCTGTGGATTTCTAAGTGATGTTGGCTCTCCATTCATATTTCTTTCAACAAATAGCCCGAGACCTGCATCTTCTAGATCTTCAACTATTGGGCCCATTCCATGAGTTCCCCAAACTTCGGATTGAGTTTCTGGATGATTGTTTATATAGGTATAAAAAGTTGGCTTAACTTTTAATATTCTTTCATAATAATGTCTTGGAACGTCAACAATATTTTCTTTAAATCTTCTAGATGAACTGTCTAATACAGATTCTACTATATATCTAAAAGTCCTGGCTCTCACGGTATTTCTAATTTCTGCAGCATAGTCTAGATCAGAAGCATTAAGAACATCCACTGCAATTCTATTCACATCTGTTGCAGTTTGAACTCTAAAAGATTTAACTCTATCTGTATAAGGATTTCCTATTCTAAATACGTAGTTATCTCCAGTTGTCCATCCTAGATAAACCTTGTCTCCAAATATAATTCTTGGTAGGACTCCAGCTGCGGGGGTTGTTGGAGCCTTTAAATCTCCAGTCGTGGATCCAATATCAAATCCTCCGATAGTGCCAGATGTTGCGGTAACTTGGCCAGTAAATGAACCAGTGGCTGCGCTTAAATTTCCAGCAAAGGAAGCACTGCCAGATGAAGAAATTGCAAAAGTTGTTTTTGTTCCGTCGTATGCTGTAAGTCCTGTTGAGTTTAATACAACATACGATCCGCTTGATGGAGTTATTCCTTGAGAAGTATTAATTGTAAACGTGCCTGGAGTTATTACTATACCGTTAGATGTAATGTTTGTAATTTGATTATTTGCAGATGCAATTGCAAATCCTCCAGCCTCTAGCTTTGTGTCCAGACCTGTTTTTGTAGCATATGTTGTATCTGTTCTTTGTGTCCAGGCTGATCCAGTCCATGTCTTTAATACTCCAGTACTGTCGTGTATCCACACATCTCCAACTTTTGTTGCAGTTGGCGTACCTGACTGTACAAAAATAGCATTTTTTGTAGCAATATTAGTATTTAGTGTTGTATTGGTGACATAAGCACCTTCAACAGTTGAAAGTCTACCACTAAGTGCTGTTGTAGTAGTTGTAAGAGTGTAATTGTTTAAAGAGCTTGTAGTAGCATATCCTGGAATTGAAGATCCAGCACCTAATCCTATTACTGCTCCTTCGGCATAAAGAATTCCTTCTTTGCTAACTTTGAATGGAGCATTTGAAGAGCTGTTGCTTCCAACCCACAATCTAAAATCATCAGTTGCACTTAATCTAACAATAGGATAAACAGATCCTACTTGATTTCCCAGCGTAATGTTTCCACTGCTTTCAATTATTGTATTAGAGCTTTGAATATATCCATTTGTTTGCGATGTTGCATTAATTGTCCAGCCGCCTACAAATCCTTTACGAGCATCTATCAATCCGTCTGATGCTTGAATAAAAACGCTTTGTGCTCCGCTTGCATCATGTGCATATAGGCCACCAGATTGCATGACAACTCTTGCTCCAGATACCGATCCATCTTGTGCAAATGTTCCACCAGCAATTATGCTTCCTGTGGTTACTCTGAGGTTTCCAGTAAATGTTCCGCCAGTTGCATTTATTTTACCAGTTGTATATATATCTGATCCGTCCCAGTATAAGAATGAGCTTGCGCTTCCAACTCTAAACTGGCCCGTGTTTAGCCAATAGTTATGGCCAAAATTTGTTGTTGATCTGTCTAATATAATTCCATTGTATGTCCCAGCTGTTTGTGTTGGAGTAATTGTTGTAGATGTATTTATAGATTGCGCTATACCAGTTCCTATTTTAAATAGGTCCGCTGTTTTTCCGCCAATAGATATTATAGATCTTAATTGAACATTCCCCGCTGGTGCGTTAGGGTCTGAGACTGGACCAAAACTTCCAGAGGCAACCTGTCCAGATATTCCAGTGTTCCAAGAAATACTGTTAAATGGGCTTTTTGCTGTAACCTGCCAATAGTAAACTGTGTTTGGAGTTAATCCTGTTATAGAAAACTTAGTAGTTTCTTTTCCGTCTACCTGACCATACTCCCATAATGGATTAGTGACGGTTTCAGGATTGTTGGGAGACCATCTAATCACATAACCATTTGTATCTGCGTCTGTGCTTGCGGTCCACGACACATCAATTTTTATACTAAATCCACTCTTATCTTCAGGATCAATTGAAGGAGTTACACCTACACCAGTTGGCGCTTTAGGAACTTTTGTTGTATCTATTTCAGAATTCAGGATTTCTACTGGGCCAGCTGTTACCTCTGATATATTTAAATCATCCCACCTATCTCTTGACCTAACCTTAACCCATCTTGGAGCATAGCTAGAAGCTTGAATTGTTACGTTAGTAGAAGTTCCAACGTAGACAATGTTTTGTGTAGCAAAATCACTTGTAAGACTTTCAAATATCACTACGTCGTCTTGTGTGCTCAACGGATCTAGGTCAAATTTAACTCCATAAGATTTAAATCCTGATGTCAGTGTCAGGTTTTTAACTGGAAGGGTTCCATTTTCTATTACATGCTTTACTAAATATGCAGGCGATCTTTCACTTTCAGTTATTAACTTTGTTTCTTCGTTTTCGTGTAAATATGTGAAAAAAAACTTATACGTTTTATCTTTTACTGGGACCATTCTTATTGTTTTGGTATACGAGTTTGCAGATGTTGATTTAGCTTTTTCTGCAGCGGCGTTTGGATCTGTTTCAAGATCGGCTGGAATTCCACCGCCGTCAGTCATCATTGGGCCTGTGTATACCATTTAAAAGCCCAAGCCCAACCTATATTCAATATCCATCTGTTTGCCTAAAGTTTTTGTAATAACATCAGTAAGTACAGATCTACTTATCATTCCATAATCTGTTCTAAAAGAATCTTCATCGTTTATTCTAAGTCCGTCTAGCAAGGCTGTTGTTGCTCCAGAGCTTTTTGCCTTAACTCCAATTGATATTTTAACTATTGATGATTTGTCTGGTGTGCCAGATGTAAAACCGCTAGTGTACAGATTGCTTAGCTTTAATGGCTTAACCTTATATCCTATTGCGGAATCTCCCGTATACTGTGTCGATGTCTCGCCAGGATATCTAATTTCATAGTAGTTGTTGTTTGAATCATATGCTCTTAAAAATATGTAGTCTAAATTTAAATCGCTTTGATAATATGCTAAAGTCATGCTATCGTTTGCGCTATACCCAGAAATATCTAAATTAAAATCATAAAAATACTCTTTTGTCTGTGACGATGAAGCGCCCATTGACATATAGTACGGACCTATTTTAGGGGATGACACGGTAACTAAACTTGGGTAATTTCCAGAACTGTCAACCCAGGACTGATTGTCTTCAAATGAAGATATGGACCTGCTTGCAAAGTCAGTTGTTCCAATAGTTATGTTTGGGAATAAACCAATCTCATTTATTATTCCAGATACATCTACTGGGATTGTTGTTTTATACACAACACCATATGTGCTTTGGCCAGTTGTTTGGCTTGTTTGGATATCTACGCTTGTTATATTGACTTGTGATCTATAGAATTCAAAATTAAGCTGCGTGTCATTTACTGTTGCTGGTGTCGAGCCAATTCCCAAAGCAATGTCTTTTGCTGTGGTTACCGCCTGGCCAGCTAAGTATTCAGTTATATATCTTTTACCAAACTTAGTTAAAATATTTTTAGACCTTGCGATCTCTTTTCCATCTTCATAGAATACGTATTCTCCGTAAATATTACTGTCCATATATATTTGCCCCCACAACTGAATCTCCTACGTGATTTTTAACATTAAAAACAAATTCAATGTACTGATTTTTATTTTTATCTGTGACAAGCTTTTTACTTACTAAAGTAATGTCTTCAAGGTTGGGTGCATCAAATTCATTTGGTAGCGGTGGTGGATCTACAACTTCCCCGCCCTCGCCGCCTTCTCCGTCAGACACAACAACCTGCTCAAGAGAATATGGGTCAACTATAACATAGTAGTCTGGCTTAAGTGTTTTAATTAATGGGTCTCCTGGGAAAAGGAAAAGCTTTTGAGGCTTTGCCGAGGCTGAGGAGGGCTGTCTATTAGTCATATCTACATTCTACCATTTCATCCAGTATAAATCGATCTACAGACTATACTTGTAGTTGGTGGAGAAGTAGAGTCATAAGTGTTGTCTAACGATAATATTACAAATTTGCTAGCCGCATATCCTGTAGGTATTCCTACATCTTCTGTGGAATATATTTTATTGGCTGGGTACGATACCTCAATAACATCTCCTACCTGCAAAAGGGGGTTAATAAAAGTTTGAAGCGACAAGACTTTCTGTTGTTTTGACCATTGATCTGTCATCCATTTTGCAAGTGCTTTTGCCTCATCTTCCCTTTGAATCCAAGTTGAATCAAATGCCACTTGCTCTTTCTTATCTTCGTCTGTTAAGTCTGGGTTAATATATTCAAATTGATCCGAAGGAGTTATGAAGTCCCCAACTACAATAAATTGTTTTTCTTCTCCGTTAGCAAGAGATGTAAATGCACCAGTGTTATTTAATACAAATGTATCCATGGTAAATGGATCAAGGGATGCTCCAACAATTGTTACGTCCTCGTTATTTACCAGCTTCGTATATCTTGGGAATCCTGGTGTTGTATATCTTGCTTTAATTCTTCTTAGCTCTCTTGCGACTGGCCCAAATTCTTTTAGCCATGAAACGGTAGATGTTGTTTCACCTTTATTGAATATGAAATCCCCAAAAGTTTTTATTACAGAGGAAGTTCCACCAACAAATCCTTTGTATAAACTATACTCATCTTTTGAAAGAAATTCTTCTTTTGAAATTGATGTTGTGTAAACATAGTCAAATGCTGACACTCCTTGCAAAGACAACAGGCCAATTTTTTCTGTTATACCTATTGGGTCTGTATCAATTACTGCAATGACAGCATTATTAATTGATATCTTAAGTGCTAAAGCTTTTTTTGTTCCATTTGCTGGAATGGACCAGTTAGCCTTTATATCAATTCTATAAAGCTCTCCGCCATTAATATTTGTTATAATTGTTCCATCTGTTTCTTTTTGAGACGTTGTCATCTTGATAGGCTTGCCAGCAGTTATTTTATAAAAATTAACATCTCTATAGTTTTTGTCAACTGTTGCATTCTGTGAAGTTCCTATTGAAAGCATGTATCCGCTTTTATTATCTGGGCTTAAAGCAAATGCAATGCCAGATATTGTTTTTTGGTTTCCTGTGGCCTTTTGAGACACTTCATCAACTAGTAATGGGAAATACATATTAGTTCCAATTGCAAAGCTGTTATTGCTGGTCGGAGTAACCTCTCCCAAAAATTTAGCATTCTCTTTAGATGTTACTAACGAGTATATTGTGTTTGGCACAATTGTATTTGGTTTTGTAGTGTCATCATTTGCTTTTTCTGTATGGAGTGGGGCATTGATTGTCATCATTGATCTGGGTATAGAGTTTAAAAGGTTATCTTTATTTTTTATAGGGTTTCCTTTTTCATCTCTTTTTACTTCTGTTTCTGTTAACTTAAAAATAGACTGATCCACACTGCCGAATGTTCCTGCAGCAGAAGTCCATTTTCTGCCTTCCCATTCATTGGCAAGTGAATCTGTATCTACATTATGGGTTAATGACGCTGTGTCTGTAGGCTTTACTACTTCAAAAACATTTCTAGCTTTTATTCTGTATGTGCCAGTTGGCTTAAATGTGTTTGGTTGTGCTAGCCCTTGATATTTTTGAATATCCGACTCAGATGTTATCCATTTTGATGCAGAGATTTCTTCTCCAAGTGGAATATATTCATATAAGATGGCGTCATATTCAATAATTTCTTTTTCTACAACTAGGTACCCAGTAAATGAATAGAACTGCTTTTCTTGCCCTGATATAACTACTGGCTGTAATCTGATGACTCCATCTTTTGCGTGAAGCTCTGGCTTATCGGCATTCCATGGTGGCTCAACTGGGATTAATCGCTCTGTCAAAGCAGCGGCACCAAGAGTTACTACTGGCGATGTGTACAGGTTGTCGGCGTTTACTAAATAAGAAGAGCTTAGCTGTGGGCTATATAAAACTTTAATCGCCTTTACTGACGGTACATTGTCAATAGATAAAGAAGCTATGTTTGCTAGGTTCGTAACGGAGCCAGAATATTTTGGGGAATATCTAAACGATGCTCTTATGGGATTATCTTTTGCGAATATCTTATCTCTAGGATAAAACTGCAGGATGTCATTGTGGTCAAATATTGCTACCGTCTGTGTGTCTTTACATAGATCTTGTATATGCTGCCATACGGTCTTTTCTTTATCTGTGTACCAGTGGAAAGGTGTTATGGTAGAAGTGTCACTATCAGACAAATTAAATTGATAATTTGTAAATCCAATTGAATCTAAGAGCCTTCTGATTATTGCAACGGAAGACATGTCTGATGTTACTATGTCTGGTGGCTTTATGTATTGAAGTTCTCTAGCACCGTCCAAGGACATTATGTCTACCAAGCCAAATTCATCAACGCTATAAGAATCTATGTAGAATGTTCCAAGCTTTACAATCTCCATATCAACTCTTACGTATGGATTAAGGATAACATTTTTATATAAATTGATTTTATTTTTATTAAATGAATTTATCTTATCGTAGTTTTCATATCCTTTGTCGTATGCATTTACTGAAATTCTCATTGAGTTTGCTGTTACATCTCCGACTGGGACTATGCCGTCAACTTTGTCAGATGAGTTTGCTGATATATTAAAAGACTCTACCCTATCTCCTATATCAATAACATATCTTGCTGACAGCTCGACCATTCCGAGAAATCCTAATTTAGGCGCAGTGCTTGTATCTGGTTTGGTTGATATTGGCACACTTATCTTTTTTACTTCTAGTTTTAATTTATGAATGTCAATAGATTTTTGAGTATCTAAATCTGCCTCAACAGTTGTCCATGTTGGAAGTCCGTTATAGTATATGTTTATAACACCATTAACAATCCCAGCAGATGTTCCATTATAGATTGTTGTTTCGACCCCGTCCTTATTTGTTGCTTTTAGGTTCCATTCTGTTGGAGTTGAGTGTGATGTTTCAAACTTAACAACTATTTTATTAGCCGCCGCTGTTTTTAAAATTGGGTACTCTACAGTTAATATGCAATTGGTTAGAGATGTATCTCCTGTTGGGCTAAGCACTACAGATGGGGATACCCAATATTTATATGGCAGCTGCATGCTTGAAAAGTATAATCTTTTATTAAAAGAACTTGACGATGCATATGACTGCTTTGACCCTATTCCACTTTCTAAGTTTGCCCTTACGCTTCTGTCTCCGTCAATGATATACTGAATGCCAGCCAGCTTTGGTCTTCTTGGATCTATTATGCTGGTTATTGGAAATAGCTTTTCAAATGGTCTATAAGTATTTCCATAAGCATCTGTTTTTGTTACCTGAAGATCACCAGAAGGATTTGCGGCTGTTCCATTTGGGCCACGCATAGTAACGCCATCAATTAAATCATTCATGTTATATTCTACGAAGCACCCATTAGTCATTTTAAATGACTGTGACGTGTTTAAATATCCAAGTAAGCCTGGTGATCCTGTAATCATTAAACTTCTTCCAGTGCTATAGATACATCCCAGAATTCTTGCGCCTCTGGCAGAACCGTAACGGCAGATGCCGTTGATGAGGCAGGTGTTCCAGATATAGTTCCTGCAACAGTAAATGATGTTGGGGTAGCTGCTGTAACAGTAAATACTCCATTATACGCTGCAAATGTTGCTCCTGATACTTTAACTTTATTTCCAACTGCAAAACTATTTTTACCAGTATATGTTGTTACTGCGCTAGCGTATGATATTGCGGTTATACTTGAATTTTTAAATACCCCGCCCGTTCTTAAGTTTCTTTTTGTAACAGTAAAGCTGCAAGAGGTGAACGACATCATCATTGTTTTCTCTCTTGAAGCCACTCCGTTTGGAGAAACCTTTACATTAAATGCACCCTGTCCAGCAACTGATTCATAAAACTCTTTAATGTTCATAGCTCCCCAAGCCCCATCTACTGTCATAGAAGCATAGGTCGGTAAGCCTATCCAGCTGACTGAGAGGATGTCTTTGTCAGCAATAAATATTTTTCTTAATGTTCCATTTGACATTCTCTGGGTTTTTTCAATTCTCTGTATATCCAATGTAGCGCTTGCTCTATTGTGCTCGCTTAATGCCTGCCAGACTACAGGAGTAACCGATGTGTTTTCAAATGTTATAAGAGATCCAAGCGGAAGGGTTAGTGCCATTATTTAACTCCTACTGTCATTGGTATGCCAGACATTTTAGAATTGCGGGAATCAAGAGTCTTGATTGCTGTGATAGTCTTCTGTGTTACTATATTTGACAATTGATTTATATCCCCATCGAATCCATTAATGTTATTTGTAATATTATATGTTGCTCCACCCATTGTAGCATTATTAGCGTTTGGATTAAAGGGGTTCATGTTAGCAGGAACAACTGCTTCATTCTTATGAAGCATAGCAAGCATATCTACAGGAACGCTATTTATTCCAGTTTCAAATTTAGGTATCTTAAGTTTGCCCCCGCTTACGTACCCCCCAGTTGCTCCTCTAAATACATCGTCATCTAGTAAATCTGTAATCTGAGCTATTTTTACCATAAATTCTTTATTGGATATAGCGCCATTAGCATACTGACTTATAATTGAGTCTCGCATTACTTTTAGGTCATTCTCATTTGGGTAAATTTTTCCACTTTGGTATTTTCCAAAACGTGTCCACATTAGAAGCGCATCTAAAGCTTTTTGAGTGGTGCTAATTCCAGGACCAATTTCTCCTATTGAAGTTCTATATGTATTAAGAATAGAGCTAAAAGGATTGTTTCCTGAGCCCCTAGCCAACATATCTATGTCACTAGAATTATGACCACCATCAAACCTTACTCCAAGCTTAGCTGCCATTTCCATTATTGTTGCTTCATTTAAAGATTGATGCTCTCCGCCTACGGCGTATGAGTACGGTTGATCTATTCCAATTTGTTTTTTTGCTTTATCAATTGCTAATATTTGCAAAGCTCTTTGAGCGCTTTGACCTGCATCTCCCTCATAAGGATTTCTTGCTGGGGCATAGAAATCTTGATCTCCGTACATTCTTACATGATCTGGGTCAGTCTTTTTGGCTGGGTCGAACTGCTCTATTGGCCTTAAGTTTTTATTTCCATTAACTTCTTTTAGTATTTGATCAAGCTCTACTTGAGAGTATTTTTCTTTTGATAAATAAAATATTTCTTTTGTTGAAGGATTTTCTGCCATTACTGGAAGAGGTCCTCCGTCTTTGTGCAACCCAAGCTCTGTTAATTTTTTAATGTACGCTGCTTCTTCAAGTGGAAATACTGAGCTGAGCTTTCCTTCTTTTTTGCTGTAATGGAATGGCTTGCCAAATCCTTGCAAGAAATAGCTATCGTTTGAATGAAGCTGTTCTGGCTTACCGTTATATTTCATTAAATTAGAAAGTGTACTTACTATAAATGGCTTATCTGGTTTCCATGCGCCCTGCATATGAGATTGAACTGCATCATAAATTCCAAAGTGTCTTGATGTTCTAGCTATGGAATGTGAGGCAGCGTCATCGGTTCCAGCAACTGAACCCTTTGGCCCTACAAATCTATCAAATATTTTAAATCCTGCAGCTGTTTCAAAAAGATCTCCTTGTCCGTCTGTTTTTGGAAACTCATCATTAAACACTCTTATCATTGGAATATCGTCTGGCGTCGTAGGAATATAGTATGGTTCCATTCCTCGTGCTCTGTAGGCTGCAATCTCTGCTCTAGTTAAAGGTTCTTCTCCGCGATTTCCAAAGAATCCACCTCGTAGGCCGCCATTGTATTCAGTTCTTGCATCTGCTGCTATTTTTGCCAACCTGGCATTCTCTGCATACTCTGCAGCCATTCTAGAAAGTATTGGTGACATTGCTTTTGTTTTAGATTTAATAGCAATGGAATCTTTTGCATTGCCTCGCATTGCAGAAATTAATTGAACAAGCCCTTCTGAGCTTGAAGAGTTTGTTATAGCGTATGGGTCAACATTTTTTAAATTCACATTACCTGCTGCTAGCATATTCATTAAAAATTCTTTTACGTCTCTATCGCCCCATTGATATCCTGAATTCATTTTGTCCAGCAGGTCTTGAGCTTTTTTGTTTGAAGGATCTTTTTTCAAAACATAGGACAGTATTCCCTCTGGGGTTGTAGGTATAACAGCAGAAACCTGATGATTTGTTAACAATGAACTTAAGTTTTCATCTATTCCTTGGAATACAACAGCATCATTTCCAAAAGGTCCTCCTGAATAAAGTGGTACGCTCATGCCTTCATGCAATACGTATGGAGGATAAACAGTGTTTGGTTTAAACTGTTCTGCAGTAACTTTTACCTTTGGCTTTTGTATTGTTGGTGCTAGCTTGCTTTCAACAAATGGCCTTGCTCCGCCAATTACTGCAGCAGTTGCTGTGTTTGTCGCAAGCTTTGATCCTGCTGCTCCAAGGAATGGGAATGAGCCCTTTGGCAACAAGGCGCCAAGCCCTGGTATTCCTTTTGAAATTCCCAACTGCTCAATAAATGCTCTTCCAAATGCGGTTGACACTGTGCCGCTTAATCCAGCAGTCAATAGGTTTAGTCCACCAGTCACCCATTCGCCTGTTTTAAAATCTTTTCCTGTGCTGTCCATCTTGGAAGCATTTGGACCAAAAGTCATTGTTAATATTTTACTGGTTATGTCTTCGTGAATTGCACCAGTTCCTCCTCCATTTTGAAAGAGGCCTTTCCAGTTTGATGCCGTTGTGTATTTTTCCCATTGAGAAGGGCCCTTTTTAGTCCATTCCCCATTTTTATTCTTATAGTAATCAGGATTTTTCTCATACAATTTGTCCATTGCTTTAGAGTTTGCTGCAGCTTTTGCTGGACTTAATGCACTCATGCTCGGACCTGAGTAAGGTGCTTTGTAATTACTTGCCATATGCCCTGCACTCAAATGCTTATGTCCTACTGCTCCACCCTTATGAAATTTGCCAGGAAGCTTTAAGTCTAATAAATACTTTACATTTTTTTCAAGTATTGTGCGTAGAACTCTTAGCTGACCCTCATCAGTTATTCCGCTCTTAGTTAAAATATCATCTATGAATTTCTCTGGGCCTTGCTTGGCTATTGACTTTCTTACAGAAGAGAAGCCTTTAGTAAATTGAGAAGCTTGCTTTCCAACCAGCTCGCTGCCAGCTTTTAATGCTGTCTCGGCTGGGTTAGCTAAATTATCTATTATTCCCCAGTCAAATGCTCCAAGAGTTTTTTTGCCCTTAAGCAGTAGGTTTCCTGGATGCATGTCTCCGTGCCCTAGTATAGATGAAACTGCTTTCATCTTTCCAAAGCTCTTCATTGAAGCATTGGCTTTAAGCCAATCCATGTCAAGGAATCCATGTGGCAACATCGCACCAGCGTCTTCTAGTGTTTTCATTCCCTTTGATGCAAAATCTTTACTTAATACGGCAGATATATTATTCCAAGTGCCTAAGATGTTGTCGGTACTTGGCATTTTAAATCTTTTAGCTATTGTGGAACCAGTTACTTCCAATGCACCTTCCATTACATCCTGCATAATCTTCATGTAATGTACAGATCCATCAGCGGCTTTCATTATAGATGGCCTTGACTTTCCTGCTGTAGCCTTTCCTATATTTATTAAATCATCAAAGTTTCCAGCCTTTAGCTTTTGTCCAACTTTAATTGCTGTAGGGATTTGTTTGATTGATTGTAATGATTTAGGAATTGCTTTTAATGCTTTAGGGATTGCTTTTATTCCCTTAATGCCAGCTTTAATTGCTGCTGGTCCGACAAACCAAGAGGCTATGGATGTGTAGTCATTCCATTTGCTTTCGCCTGAATATATGTTACTTACAGACTGCATAAAGTCTCTTCCACCAAGTTCTAGAAGTACCTTTCCTGCGGGGGTATATTCTGCGGCAGTTCCATAAATGTCAAATGCTTTATGAACAAATTTAGACCAATCAGACCTTGTGCTCGGATCTGAGGCTGCTGAAGGGCCTAGGAACTTCCAGAATCCAGTTGCTCCAGGGACTCCATTGGTTTCAGCACTTGAAGTGTTTCCAAGATTCATACCTTGCTCTTCACGCCATTGATCTACTGTCTTATACTTACTCTTAGGCTTTGGTAAATTTCTTCCGTGACGATGACCCACTTCGCCACCTGTGTGGAATCCAATAGCTTTTTTAATTTTCTTAAATAGCTTACCCCAGTTGACAGTTGACTGCATTGATCCGCCAGATGTTAACGTGCCATTGGTACCAATTAGCTGTCCACTTGAACCGAGCATTCCTCCGCCTTCAATGGAACCTCCGCCTTCAAGTCTGCCTTTACTTAAAAATGTTTGATGCTTTTCTGGAATAAACTCTGGATAAATTGTTTTATATTTATCAGGCAGGAATAATTCTGCTCTTCTATTTTTAGCTCTGTTCTCAGCAGTTGTATTTGGAACAAGAGGTCTGTACTCCCCGTATCCCACTGGCGTAAATGCTGTACCAGGAACAAACTTTGACATGTACTCTGCAATAGCGTTTGCTCTATTTTGTGAAAGGATCTTGTTGTCTTTTCCTTTACCTACAGAGTCTGTGTGTCCTTGAACAACTATTGATGCTAGCTTATGCTTAATAAGATCTTTAGCAATTGCCTGAAGTTCTAGTCTTTGTTCTTTATTTAATGTGTAAGAGTTTGTAGCAAAATTAGCTGTAATAGGCGGAACTTCAATTTTAATAACCTGCTTATTAGCATCTTGCCATGCTTCTATTGGGCCCATCAATTTTCCGCCTTGATGATCTACATTTACAGTTGTTGATCCATTTCCAAATGAGCTCTTGTGATCAGATTGAGCAGTTGGTTTTATAGGTCCGCCCGCTGCATATTTACCAGCATTTAGTGCATCAAATGTGTCTACTCCATACTTAGCTACGGAGTCTGCTTTAATTACATATTCACCATTTGATAAGTAGGCTGGGATAGAATCAGATGTTGCAGTTCCTGCTCCCCTAATATGTCCACCATCTGCTCTGTTATACGGGTTACTAGTTCTTTCTATGCTTCCATTATCTCTAACTTTAAAGGTAGAAATCTTTCCGTCTTTGTCTGTTACAGAGAAAAATTCACCAGGATTTACCCCTCTTTCTTTTGCAAGTGCCTCAAGTCTCTGGCTTATTCCCCACGGGCCCCAGTCTTTTCTACCATTACCATAGCTGTCTAAAGAAGCTCCTGATATAGTTGTTGTACCTGTTCCAGCTTTCCCAAGATTGTATGGGTCTGACCTAGTGCCGCTTCCAGAGTCTGGACCAATATTTAATCTTTTGCCATCAATATTTATAATCACATTTCCGTTAACATCAATTGTACTTAATGCACCAAGCTTGCCTTCAAGGCTAGCAACCATTGCAGCGCCTAAGTCTAGATCTTTTAATCCATTAAGTTTAACCCCAGCCTTTTCTGCTGCGTCAGCAACTGCTGCAAGCATCTTCTTTGACTGTTCGCCCGTCTTCCAAGCTTGTCTTTCTGCTTCTGGCTTCTTTAGCAATTCTATTTGCCAGTTAAGCATCGCAGTATTTACTTCTGAAATTGCACTTTCAGTATCGGTAATTTTGCCACTCAAATCGCCAAGCTTTTCTCCTGCCAACTGAGCATTATCTGAGATATCTTGCTGCTTACTCTGTATAGCCTCAATTAGTTTTTGAAGGGGAATATTCTTTAGAATATTTGAATCTTCAATTGATTTTCTTTGTGCGTTATATTGAAGCTCACTTTGGTATCCTTGTATATCAAGGCTTGCTTGTTGAGCACCAGCAATGTTTCCAGTTGCAAGTGCGGCATCATATTCTGCCTGCTTCTTTGCAATCTCTCTTCCTATATCGCCTTCTTGCTTTGCTGCATCTAGCGCCTTAAGTCTTGCATCTGCAAGTTTATTGTTTGCATCTATTTGTTTTTGAAGTGAGGCAATCTTATCTCTGTCTGATATTTGATCTGCGACAGATTGTCCTCTTGCCGCTTTTTGGTATTTTGCTTGTTGCTGCAACATTCTGTTGAGATCAGCATATTGCTTTTTTAATACGCCTTCTCTGTTGGCAGATTCAACTTTTTTACCTAAAGATATCTGAAGGTTATAAAGATCATTTGTTTGTTCTGCGTTAAGGGCCCTTAAGTCTCCAGTGTATCCCTTAACCTGAATTCTTGTTTTTTGCCATAAAGATAAAGCAGTTTCTTGCTCGTTAACAATTTGTTTAATTGATGGGTCAATTTTTGCCATCTCATCAACGACCTCTTTGGTTAAGTAAACTTGATCTTCAATTTCGCTATTAATTTCGTCAATAGCAGCCTGTTCTTGATCAAGCATTAATTGCTTTTCTTGACCACTTGAAAAGTATGTTCCCTCCTTAGCTGCTTTTTTACGTGCTTCCTTTAAGGCTTTTGCTTGTCTAGACTCGACATCCGTAGACAAAGCCATCATTGCAGTATTTAGCTGATTTGCTTGTTCTGTGGCATTACGGTTAGTTCCCATTGCAATAGTCAAACTATCAATTGCAGATGCTGCAGCAGACGCTGTATCTTTTATGTCATTAAATCCTTGTGATCGAACTGTGTAGGCTGCCGCATTTGCTGATTGGTCTGATAATGCGTACATCGTATATATCTTTTTAGCCGCATCTTCTGCTGACATGCCCATAGCAATTAACTGTTCTTTAAGTCTTATGGCAAGCTCTCTTTGTTTTTGTGCTTGTTTTTCTGGATCTTTATCAACTGTTTGATTAATTAAATCTACTTGATCAGAATAATTAGTTTTAACTTCTTTTTTTAACTTTTTATACTCCTCAATAGTTACATCTATAGGTGTTCCAGACCCTTGCATGCTTTCGTATAAAAGAGTATTTCTTTCTTTCAATGCCTTTGCATTATTGATCGCTTCTTTGATTTTGTCATTAAAGTTTGTAAACTTAAGGCCTGCTTTTTCTGCAGCTTCTGCAGTCATGCCATATCCTAATGCATTTAGTCTAAGGGCTTCTTTGTGAGCCTGCCATCTATCCCACGCAATCTTTCCTACTGTAGCAACTGTGCCGAGTGCAAGATTAAATCGTGTAAATATACTTAATGATTTTCCGAGTGCTTTGCTGAAAAGGTTTGAGCTTCCAGTTAGCTTGCTTAACATTGTTCCGTATTTAGTTAACTGTGGTGTACCAAGAACTTTATTAGATCCAACTGCAAACATTGGAGTTCTTGCTTTTACAAATTTATCGCCCATAATGCTTGTGCCTTTTCCTGCACCTGCATTCATCATATTTCCCATAGCCAAGAATGGAAGGATTGATCCAACTTGTTTAATTACATCTCCGCTGGTTCCGCCAACTTTATCGCCAGCATAATTTGCACCTTGCTGTATTCCAAAAAATAATAATAGCTGCTTTAGCATTGGGACTATTCCACCAAACCTAAAGCCATTTGGAATAGATCCGCCAGCCTTATATCCATTTGGAATTATTCCACCAGCATTTCTTGGAACAAATAGTTCTGGCCCCTTCTCTCCAACAATGTATGGCTGGCCTGCATTAACTGGTCCGCCCATTTCTCTTTTTTCTATTCCGAAAACCAACTGCTTTAAAGTTTCTGTTAGTGGTGTATCTTTTTTAGATTCCCAGTTTGCAAACTTCTTTCTAAGAATTTCTCTATCTATAGCAGAAAGAACTTTTCTTCCTTCTGGTGCAGACAGTGTTGAGGAAGCCGCAGATCTTATTACAGAATCCATGACCTCTGGCTCTACTGCTTTTATTAAATGGCCCTGTGCGTTCTTAGCATATCCATATGGCATTTCTTTAGCAAGTGATGCAGCAAATTTATCATAAAGAATTCTTTGCGTTCTCTTTGTTAATCCAGTAGATCCAAAAAGCTTTTCAGCCATTCCTATCTGTAAGGATGTTACTCCCCATCCGCCAGTAGAATCTTTTCCAAATCCTGCGCCGATTCTATGCATTGCTTTGCCTTTTGTAATTGCTTCAAGCAATCCACCAAATCTAAATCCATTTGCATCAGTTTTAAATGCATTGTCTGACAGACTTGCTGAATGACCAGTTTGTCTACGCTTTAGTTCATCTGCCGCCACCATCTTTGCTATAGCCGCTGGTGTCATTTGTTTTTCTGGTGACATCTGTAGGCCAGAGTGAATTCCGTGTAGCTCTTTCCAGTTGACTCCTCTTGCATCAGATAGTCTTTTAATCATTGCTTCATAAACAACTTTTTCTTCTGGGTTTAAATCAAATCTTGAAACTGTCTGCTTGAGCTTTGGTAAAGCACTTTCAATCTCTTTAAGCATACGGCCATGATATTCATCTGCTGTCATACCTTTTGGTATTTGATGAGTTGACTCAGCAAAGAATTTCTTAGCTCCGCTCCCTTTTCTTCCCAATAGATTTATATAAGCCTGATCTTTTACTGACGGCATAACAGCTGAGTACCCTCTAAGCCCAGATGCTGCTGAGAATACTCCAGCTGGCCCCACGTCTGAAAGAATGTTTCCAGATAAATTACCTCTTGCTAAATCTTTGTCTCCACGTAAAGCTGATGCGACTAGCTGTCTAAAGTATTCGTCTGTAGTAAATTTAGCATCTGTTGCTGCAATCTTTGGATCAAATTTAGATTCTAGTGCTAACAGCCTTCTTCTGCCAGTTGGATCGGTAGGGTCTCTCATTACAACAACTTTTTGTGTTGGAGCATGTAATCCATGAACCTCACGAGCAATTTGTGTTGCTCTCATTTCTGCAACTGCTGCTCTTTCGTCTAATACTGGTTTTACGAATACTTTTTCGTCGCCCTTCATATAGAGTCCACCAACTCCTGGAACGGGGAAGCTGCGCCCTGAAGTAGGGGATAGCAGTTCTCCGTATTGAGTTACTGGAGTCTTTGCAAATCTAGAATTGGTAACTGCCTCGTTTGCTTTTTCCATTGCAGCTCTTTTTGCTCTTTGTTCTTCAACTTGTTTTATAGTTTTAGGCATGCCAATAAAGAAAGGCTTACCGTATCCATATCTTCCTTTTGCTACGGTTCCTCCAAGAACTTTTCCGCCTGTATTTAAACTTTCAATTCTTGCAGTATATAGAGACCCTATTCCGTCTTTTAATTCTCCAGAGGCAGTTACGCTTCTTCCTGCTTGTCTACCTCTAACTGTTCCGTAAGAAAGAAGTTCGTCAAAGAAATTTGAATTATTTCCTCCGCCAACTTTATTTAAATGTCTTCTTAAAATTCTTTCTGCAAACATTTCAAATGTGTCGTCTGGACCAAAGTTTGGCTTTGTGCGAGATTTTCCTCTGCCACGTAATGCTGTGATCAATGATCTGTATGCTTTCATAAATTGAGCTGGGTTTCCGCTATAACCTAAATTTTCTGCAGCTGATCTCATAATCACCATCGGATGAATTGGTACACTTTCTAGGTCATCTGCAAAGGCTGATGCGTTTCCACCGCTAATTGCTTTTTTGTTTGCACTTGATGACTGAGGACCCATTGCCCCTGGTACAAAATAATCATCTGATCCTTCTATGCTTCTCTTACCTGAAAAATGGCCCTTCTCAATTCCCTTCCAAAGTCCTTTAATTTCTTTGTCAGTCATCTTTTCAAGATCACTAGGCTTATAGAAACCACCTGTTTTTGGATTTGGATAAAGTCTGCCAAACATTGTCATACTTTCATCTAGCCACTGACGTTGTCTGGTTGCGTTACCGCCAGTTTTTGTATCAAAGAAAGCTCTTGCAAAAACCTTTGATCTTCCTTCTGGTATATACCTAGCTCCTAGCTTTCTTACCATTCCTGGAATAATTGACCCGCCAAATACTCTTCCCATTCCAGATGTATTTCCAGGTCCGCCATTTAATTCATACATCAAAGGCATATTTCTTTTTGCAATATTCGCTGGTATGACTGCTTCTCCAGGTGTTAATACAACTGGGACTTGTCCGCCTTCTTGTGCATAATAAGACTTGCCTCCAAGTATATTTGTTATTAACGGAAGATGCTTTTCAGTTGCAGCTTTATTAATTACAAATGCGCCAGGCTCTGCTGTGGTGTGGTAGGTATCTGTGTCACCAGTTCCTGGGACAAAGCCTCCTTTTGCAAACCTTGGCTTTGTTGTTTCAATGTTATATCCAGCACCTGATGTTCTTACGCCACCGAGAGCTCTTGCAATTCTATCAACCATTGCTTTTGTAGGGCCCTTATGAAACATTTCTTTCATATTAGATTTGCCTGTAGCTGGATCTACAACTGGCTGAGAAGTAAGTGGTACTGTGGTAAGGTTTGCTGTTCTGCCCATTCCTGCTGCAGTTAATCTTGTTGTTTCTGCAAGCATTGCTTCAACAGTTGCATTTAATGAAATAATTCTTGCTCTAGCTTGTTCTACAGTTATTTTACTTTGTTGAACTTGCTGTACGATTGCTGCAGTTTCTTTTGCGGCAAGGTCTGTTATCTGACTAAACTCTGGGAGTAGTGCTTGATATGAATCGGATAAACTTGATGTAACAGTTCCTGTTGCCATAACTTCTGCTTTTAATATTTTAAGTTCTGCTTCAGATTGCATAGCAATAGCAGCTGTCATAGCATGCCATTTTGCAGCCTCTGCTGCAACAATTCCTGTGGAGGTTCCACCTACTGATGTTAGGCCAGGTATCTTTGGAAGATCTCCATCCATATAGGCCTGTGGGTTTCTACCAACTCTTATGTTTACTGGCTTTGCTCCTGGAACTGTTCCAAATATTGTTCCTTCTTGTGGATTGCCAGAAGGGATCAAATGAGACATATCTCTTGAATATGGTCTACCGACTAGGGGGTTATTTTTATCTACTACTCTGCCTGAACCGCCTGCTGCCATAATTACTCCGCCTGCAACTGTTGATACTGCTGGCTGAACTGCTACCTTTGCTGCATTTGCTTTTGTTTCTAAGTTTATAAAAGATTCAGCTAAAGTATTTACTGCATTAGATAAAACAATAGTTGCTTCTGTGTCTGAGTAGAATGAGGTGGCTAATCCTTTAGCTGCAGCATCTGCGGCTATGATCTCTGGCGTTAGAAGCCTGAACCCTTGACCGCCTTTTGCAAGTTGTCTTAAGTGGAATATTCCCTTAACTACGTAACCAATAAAGTTACCCATTACACCAGCCATCATAATTAGTGGACCAGCTATTGCAGTTAATCCTCCCAATACGTTTAGTAATGTTTTAACTGGCTCGGGAAGCTTTTGGAAAAACTTTATAATTGCGTCAACAACTTTTAAGACCTTTGTGCTTATTCTTAAAAATTGCTCTCCTGCCCCAGCAAGATCTGCTTGTACTGATGCCCAGGCTCTTTTAAATTGTCCAGAGGCTGACTCTGTCATCATCTTTAATTCTCGCTCTGAGATTGCTGCTAAATCTGTCACGCTTGCTTTCATTAAGTCCATAACCTGAAGTGTCTGTGATCCAGACTTTCCTAGGTTTTCAAACAGAGCTGACATTCTTGCAAACTGGAACTTACCAAATAGTTGTTCAATTGCTCTAGATTTATCTAGCGGATTAAGATTGTCTAGTGCGGCCTGCAATGATAATATTGTTGCAGTTAGATCACCAGCATTATTATTTACAATACCCTTTAGATCAATTCCAAATCCAGCGAACTGCTCTGTTGCAACCTTGGTTGGGTTGATAAGTGATGCCATTGCTGACTTAATTGCGTTTGCGCCTTCTGATGCATTTACTCCACCTTCTTTCATTGCAGTAAGGTAAAGTGCTAAATCTTTTACGTCTCCGCCAAGAGATTTGATTACTGGACCTGCTTTTGGAATAGCTTCTGTTAAATCTGCAAGGCTTGTTGATGTCTGGTTTTCAACTGCGTTGAGGAAGTCAATTGATTGGGCTAGTTCATCGGTGCTCTGCTTAAAAGCATTTTGAATTGCAAGAGTTGCTTTCATAGCATCTTGTCTATCAACTTCACCAAGTACTGCAAGTCTTGTTGTTTGCTGTGTGGCGGCAATTAAATCATTGCCCTGTTGCCCTGTTGCTGCTAAGTCTGCAGCAAGTGCGATTGTTTCTTTATATGCAACGCCATAAGAGCTAGCAATTTCTCTAGCTGTTGCAGTAACATCTTTTCTTACTTGTGCTAAATCTGCAGATGAAGTTGCGGCAAGACCGCCATAAACCTTTGTTAGTCTTACTAGCTCTGCATCTGCTTCTCTAAATGCTTTTTGGGCTGCTGCTCCAAACATAACTAGCGGAACTGTTAGTCCTACTGTTAGCTGTCGTCCCGCCCACTGTGTATTTTTACCCCAGTTGATAAGTCCTGTTGATCCATCAAGCATGACCTTATTCATGATTGCAGCTTCTTGTCTAGCAATCGCCATCTTGTTCTTTATTTCATCAAGACCTTTTGCAACCATTACGTTATATTGCATATGGCCTTGTGCGTTTTTACCCACAGGCTGTACTATTGCTTGCTGAAGCATTACTTGCTGCTTAGCAAGATCTCTAATTAATGAGCTTGTTTTCTTTGTATGGCCGCTCCAAGCATTATAATAATCGTTGAGCTTGAGGCGACCCCTATCTAAATTCTTACCGAACTTGTCTACGTCTGAAGATAGTGATACAAAGTGTTGAGAGAACTGGCCTGTTGATGTAAGCGTTGTAGCAAACGACTTGTTCATCACTGCAATTTGGTTTGCAAGCTTTGCGTTTGTTCCCGCTGTTGTTTCTTGTAACTTTACGAGTTGGGCAGTAACCGCAGCTAGTTGAGCTCTTAGGCTCGTGAAGTCTGCGTGGGCTGTAATATTGGTCGTTATTATATTATCTGCCATATATATATGTTACTCTATAGAGTATCCTAATCCCGCTCCGACACCAAATCCAGCTTCCGCTGCTAAGCCACCTTGTAATGAAACAACATCGTCTGCTGATGCGTTAATACCAAGTGCTCTTCTTCTAACGTCTTCGAAGGTTGATCCCCCCTTATTTTCATTACTGCTTTCATTTAACTCAACGCCTTGTATTAAAGCTAAGAACTTTCTTTTCTCTTCTTCAGTTTTTTGCATTGACTTAAAAGTCTGGACCATCTCTGGCATTGAAAGACTATCTTCTAGTTCTTCGTAATTTTTCCAATTACCTAAAAGAAATACTTCCCCTTCTAAGGCGGCTAAATCTAGTTCTGACCAGCCAGTACTGTTGCCGCTAGTAGGTTTGGGTCGTCCATCTTAATTCCTCCGCATACTTCAAGAATGCGATTGATTGTTGGAACGTCAAGTGTGTCTTCAAATGCGTCAATATCTTTAACTAGCTCTGGGAGTTGCTTTTCTAAAGCCACTGCACATGCTTCAATTAAAATTGTTAGTGTTTCATCTTCTGATGTTACTTCTGCTGTCTTTTGAATGACGACCATAAACTTGCGAAGCTCTTTAATTGTTAAAGGCTTAAGCTTAACTGTTGCGCCATTAGCTAGTTGAATTTCTTCAACATCATATACCGTACTTGCCATTTTAATCCTCCTAGGATCTTGTCTTAATTATTGTATCATATTCAAAATACAAGAGCAATAGAAAACCCCCCAATTTCTTGGAGGGCAATCTATTAATTAATTAAATTAATTATGCTACTAGGACACGGTCAACAATAACGCCGTATTCCTTGCCTGCCTTTGCTTCTACTGGAAGCAAACGGAAGGTTACTGGGAATGTTGTTGCTGCGTTACGTGATAGTGAGAACTGTGACTGTTGTACAGAAAGAACACGACGAGCATAATATACACGCTCTGCCTTTGTTA